TGTCAGCAGTGCTGATTAAGCCGCCTGATGTAGCGGCGTTGATTATGCTTGCCATTAGTTAGCCTCCAACGCAGTGATGCGCTCTGTGAGTTGTGTGATTAGGGCTTGTTGTTCTTGCAAAGCCGCAACTACTGTAGCCACCAAGAATGATGTGTCAATACCTTGATATTGTGGGTTGCCGTCAGCATCTACTGCGTCTTTTTGACCTGTGACGCAATCAGGAATAATTTCAGCAAGTTCATGCGCAATAAAGCCTTGACCATCAGAGTTGTCAGCGTTCCACTTGTAAGTTACTGGCTTGAGTTGAGCTACTTTAGCCAATGCGCCTGTCATTGGTGCAATGGTGTTTTTAAGGCGGTAGTCGGATGAGGTGTTGTAGGCTGTTGCGCTTGTGGTAACAGAGATTGTTCCAACTTGATTTCCAGCACGATAAAATCCAACAACAGCACCATCACTAGTTGTTCTGTTTACAAATAAAGTTGTTCCTGATGATGATGCGCCAATAGTACCAGCCGCATTTATGTTTACACCAGTTGCAGAAGCAAAACTATAAATACCTATATTTGTAGTCCCCACTAGCAAGTTACCGCTAGTGTCAAACCTAGCGGCCTCAGTTGCACCCGAACCAATAGCAAACTTCAATCCTTGGTTGTCGCCAAGAATACCCGCATTTAATACTGAACCACCATTCTTGTACCAATACAACCATGATTCGTTTTGACCAGTAGAACGACCAATGATGCTAATACCAAGACCACCAGAATCTCCTTGTACAGTCAAAGGGGCAATAGGTGAACTTGTCTTAATACCTAGACCTACCGAAGTTATGCGCATTTGTTCTGTGCCGTTAGTGCCATCAGTTGCGCCAGTTATAAAATTCGTAAAGCCACGAGTGCTTAATCGTAGTGCAGATGATGTATCACCATAGTTACCTACCGCAAATGAACCAGAAGAAACATCGCTTGTTATGTCTCCAGCGGGGATGGAGAGCGCCACAGTTCCTGCTGACACACCACCAATTAAAAGCCGTGTTCCGTTGTAAGAAAGCGCAGAGCCAGTAACTAATCCTGTTGCACTTGTTGCATAAGCCACACCATTGGTTGTGTAACCCGCACCCGATGCTTGGATTGTTCCGCTAGTAGCGGGTAGGTTTAAAACAGTAGAACCCGATACCGCAGGGGCTTGTAGCGTGACTGAACCGCTTGTGTCGCCAGCAATGACAATTGAACTCATAATTTATCCTTACAAAACAACCCAGCGTGAACCGCTAGAAACAGTTACCGCTTGTCCACTCGCTATAGTAACTGGGCCTGATGACATACCAGAGTAACCTGCGGCAATTGTATAACTTACAGCAATGGATTGGCTGTTTACATAGATGCCGTTTGATGCATTGACAACAGAAGAACTCAACTCACCAGTGCTCGGCTTGTAAAGAAACTTAGCGTTGCTGGTGAATAGCGTTGAAGCCGTGCCAGATGTAGCGTTTGCAAACAGTGGGAAGACGTTAGTTGCCGTGGATGTATCATTACTTAAAGCTGCACCACCAACAGAAGCCCATGCAGTGCCATTGTAACCTTCAAACTCCACTGTTGTGGTATTGAATCGGAGCATACCGCTTGCTGGTGTTGGGCGTTGACCAGTGGTTCCCTTGCTAATGCTTAAAGCACCAGTTGATGTGAATGCAGAATCTGCAGATGCTGTAAGTGCTGTTAATGAAAGAGCACCAGTCATGGTGTCACCAGTCTTGGCTACATAGTCTGAACCAGACAATGCAGAGCGAGTCCATGCTGAACCAGTCCACAAATACAATTCATTGCTTGTGCTGTTCCAATACAATGCACCAGTTAATAGAGCATTGCCATCGTTATCAACAGAAGGAGCAGAAGACTTACTGCCTAAATATCTATCATCAAAAGCATCATAGCTGTTAGCAGCATTGGTAGCTGATGTAGAAGCAGCAGAGGCAGAGCTAGAAGCATTAGATGCTGATGTAGAAGCATTGCTTGCACTGGTAGCTGCATTAGAAGCAGAGGTGGCTGCAGCAGAAGCAGAGGCTGCAGCAGCAGTTGCAGAGCCTAAGATGCCATCAACATACAATTTAGTTGTAGCATCAGCATTATCTGTTGGAGTACCCAAGCCTGTAATCTTGGAAGTACCCATCGCAATGGCTCCAGACATTGTTCCACCTGATAAGGATAGCTTCAATGCATCGGCAGTGTCTACATAGGTTTTAGTAGCAGCATCTTGGTTTGCTGTGGGATTACCAAGACCTGTAATTTTAGAAGTTCCCATAGCAATAGCACCACTCATAGTGCCACCAGCAAGATCTAGTTTTAATGCATCTGCTGTATCAACATATGTCTTAGTTGTTGCATCTGCTGAAAGAGTTGGTGTCCCAAGTCCAGTGATTTTATTAGTACCCATTGCAATTGCACCAGACATAGTGCCACCAGCAAGTGCTAGTTTAGTTGCAATGGAATTGGTAACTGTGGTGGCAAAGTTGGCATCATCACCTAAGGCAGCAGCCAACTCATCCAGAGTGTCTAACGCTCCGGGAGCAGAAGCTACTAAGTTGCTGATAGCTGTATCAACATAAACCTTAGTGGCTGCGTCAGCATTTGCTGTAGGTGTACCAAGACCTGTAATCTTATTAGTACCCATTGCAATAGCACCCGACATTGTGCCACCAGACAGATTGAGCTTAAGAGCATCTGCTGTGTCTACATAGCCTTTGGTAGCTGCATCGCCAGAGTTTGTAGGAGAAGTTAAGTTGGTGATGGTGGCAGCAGTGCCAGCATCCATGTTCAAACCACCATTGATGGTGACATCGTTGAATGTTGATGTGCCTGTAGAGGCTGTGACATTACCAGTTAAGTTACCTGTAACATTACCAACAACAGCACCAGTGTGTGTACCTGCAGTGTTACCAGTGACAGCACCAGTGAGGCCACCAACAAAACCAGTGGTGGCAGTAATTGTAGTGCCTGTGATGGCTAAAGCAGAAGAGCCACCGATAACAGCACCATCAATAGTACCTGCATTGATGTCAGCAGTGGCTGCAACTAAAGAGGTGTTGGCAGTGAGTGCAGTGAATGTACCAGCAGCAGCGGTGCTTGCACCAATAACAGCAGCATCAACAGTACCACCATTGATGTCAGCAGTGTCAGCAACTAAGCTGTCAATGTTGGCTGTGCCATCAATGTATAAGTCTTTAAATTCTAAGGAGCTTGTACCTAAGTCAATGTCATTATCTGTTACTGGAACAATAACACCATCTTGAAAACGCACCTGCTCAACAGCAGCAGCACTCACCTCAACAAACACACCATGACGATTGTTATTTGTATCAGTGGCAATCTTATTCAATAAGTCAGAGTCACCAATGACAGGAACAGGATGTCCCTCAGCAGCAGTGCCATCATGCTTATGACCACCACCAACAGCAAAAGCATCACGCAGAGCATTATACTCATTGTTAATAGGAGCCGCACGAACTACACCCGTTGGTACAATATCAGCAGCAGATTGTCTTACATAACCTGTCAAGGTAGTTCTCCTTAGCGTCTGTCATTCATCGAATAATTCAAGACCAAGCCCTGAATCGTATGACTAGCATTCTGATCATTAGTCACATATTTGAAAGCAACGGAGAATCCAGAGCCTTCAATGTTTGTCTTTTCCACTGGTGATGGATTACCATCGTAAATTGCTGAAGCATCATAGATGGCTTCATTGTAATAAGCAGCAGCACCAGTTGTTAAAATGTTATAGTTGGCTGGATTGAAGACATTAACAGAGTCATCAAAGTCATACGACACACCCATCACAATACTAGTCGATCCCTCACTACGCAAGAATGTAGAAATGTTATAGAAGTTTTTACGGATTGATGGATCTTGAAAATAGTAGAAAGGTGTTTGGTAAACACTTAAGATTTCTGTACTATTAAAAGAACTTCCTGTCTCCTGCTTATACACCTTACCAGTAGAATCCCCATGAACAATAACTTCTTCAAGCCCAATGTATCCACTAGCAGCACATGTAGCTGGAAAGCCAAAAAGCTGGCTATACTCAAACGACACACCACCTTCACTGGCTCTAAGACCACCTAGCAAACCAAAGGTTCCTTCAGATGGTAAGAACAATCTAAACTGAGACTTCTTACGAATTACTACAGAGCTTAATGTTTCTGGATCAATAGAACCAGCTACAAGTTCTTGTAAGATTGCTGTAATGGTGAATTGAATTTGTTTTGAAATTGTTTCCAACTCAACATCATTAATCTTATTAGTTCCAGCTACAGGTCTAAAACCATCAGGTCCAAGGAATACTAGACTTCCCCCCAGTTCTATCACACTATCTGGAACAACACAACCTAAATTTGTTGTAACTTCACCAACCACAAAGTCAGCTATGTTAGTGCCTGTTAAACTCTTAATGGCATTCTTGCCAAAGATGTACAGCGTATCTCTAAACTGTTTAATCTGAACAATCTCAAACCCTACATTGATAACAGCAGCACCATTTGCTGGATTAAAGTTTGTCTCTGCCAAAGGAGAAGAGATGTATAAGTTGTAAGGATCTGTTGTATCACCAGCTAAGAATAAATGATTCTTAAAGGCAGCAGAATACTTAGGACTATTAGGAGCATTAGCATCTGTAATCTGTGTATATGTAGTTCCATCATACACAGCAGCCGGATTGATTCCATCAGTTAATGCAAACTTAGGAGCACTCCAATTATATCTAGTAAACCTAACCTTCTTAACCCCCACCATCGTAATAGTTCCGGGAGTTGATATAGCTGACCAAGTGGATGAAGAAGCTACCCATTTATAAAAGTAGTCTGTACCAGAAGAAGGCTTGCGACAAGCAAAGATGCCATCATTTAAACTCTCTGAAACCATAACACCAAGTACATTACCTGTACCAGTTACAGTTCCATAACTATTAGCATATCCACTAATCCGTCTATAACCACCAGTAATGGCTGGCTCATAATTAATTAGCTGTGTGGCTGATCCGGGATACATCTCACCTTGAGATAGTACATCCCTATTGGTGTTCATTCCACCAATACATGTCACCTTAAAGCCACTAATTCTGTCTGCCATTAAAACACTCTAGGATTGAACGAGGGCTTAACAATCATCGTTGAACGCATATACAAAGGCTCATCTAATAAAAGCCTACGCATTGTTCTAATACCAGTGTCAAACTTCTCTTTGTACATAGTAGCACCTTGTTCATTTGACCTGAACATCAACATGTAGAACATAGCACCATCAATTAATACGCTGGTAAATCTATCAGGAATAATACAGACATCTGTAGAAACAGATAAATCAGCAGGGAAAGACCAATACTTATACTCCACCTCATAAGCCTGATCAGGCAGGGGAGTGATACCAAACTTAGACTCTTGTGTTTGATAAACAGCAATAGCAGGACCATAACCACCAGTGCCATTAACATCTTCACCGGGACGATAGTTGTCTAAGTAGTCTGTGTAAGTGAGAACAGGAAGACGAAGAGGATCATTATCCGCTGCTGTTAGCTTCTTAAGATAGAAGCTTTCCCAATCAACACTGGACAAAGCAGAAGGAAAAGAATATGTTCCTGTACCCACTGTCAGTGTTTGTGTGTTAGTAACAAGAGCAAAAGGCCACTCTTGTGCAGAGTGCATCAATTCTCTAACGGATGAATTGACAGCATTCTTAGCTAGAGACTGGATGTTTCTAGCTCCATCGAATTCAGTGGAGTCTAAGACAACTTCACCCATTCTTCGTAGCAATTCATTCGTTAAAGAAATGTATGTAGACATAATTTTTAAACAATAAAAGGGAGAGGCGGTTAAGCCCCTCCCAGTATTAACTAGCTATTAAGCCAGTTGCTCACGATCAACGGAAGTTCGTGCAGGACGACCATCAACATTGATCAACACAGCCCATACACGCACTTCACCAGAGGTGGGAGCAGTAGTGGCAGTAGCGATCAACAAGTCGATAGTGTCAGCAGTGGCGATGACGATAGGCTGGAAAGCAGCAGCATTCTGGGCATAAGCACCAGCAGCAGCAGCATCAGCATCGAAGCCATCAACGAAGTTGTCAGCATCAACACCAGTCACGCCCAAGTCGAAAGTAGTATCGTTGGACTCACCACCGAGGACAGTGATAACTTCCATACCAGCATTCAAGATGAGAGTGTTAGCGGGAACATTGATGCATTCGATAATGTCAGCAGAAGCCAAGGCAGAGCCTTTAGCTGTAGCTGCAGCAGCGAAGTCAATAGTAACATCGACCAAGTAAGGGATAGCACCAGCGGTGCGACCAGCGGAGGCTGAACCAGCCAAAGTTGTAACAGTTGCCATTATCGTTCTCCTTAAGCAGCGTTGTATTTAG